TGTTAACCGTCGTGTCGGTGGCGAAGGCGCAGTAATTAATCTAGATGGCGTAGTCGAAAAGACAGAAACGCTAACCGTCGAAAAACAATTTAACGATGGTTTAGATTTTACTACCAAAGAACAATCTTTGTTCTTAACTGGTGATGATGGGATGGAAATATATTCAGATAGATATATTCGTCCATCAATTCTTCGCTTAGTTGCTCAAGTTGAAACTTATCTATCAGGACGTGCTGAACAAGACTTATATTACAATATCGGAACAGTTGGTTCTTCTTTAGCCTCGTATGGCGATATTGCGAATATTAATGCTCGCATGCAAAATTTGTCGATGCCAACAATGTTTGAGAAAAAATATTTGATTGTTTCTCCAACACAAGGTGCAACTTTGAAAACTGGTTTATCCAATCTATATAATCCAGCTATTCATGGTCCAATCGATGAAGATTATAAATTTCCTAAGATCGCTGATTTCTTTATGTACGAATCACCAACTGTATCTCGTCATATTGCTGGCGCAGCTGCTGATAGCATTACTTATCCTACTTTAACTGTTAAAACTGATGTAACAAGTGGTAACACAATTACTGTTACTGGTTTTGGTGGTGTAGTTGTAGGTGCATTTAAGAAAGGCGATATTATCAGTATTAGTGGTTCAAAGATTATATCTCCAACCATTTATAAAAATACTGGTATTGATGCTCAATATGTTGTTCAGGCTACTGTTGACTCTGACGCTGGCGGTGATGCAATTATCACTGTTAATCCAGAAGTCATAATTGACACAACCAATCCATTTTATAATTTAGATGCTAAATTGGCTGCTACCTCTCCGGTAACATGTGTTGCTACACATGATGTCAATACAGCATTTATTAATGGATGTTTGAGTTTTGCTTGTCCACGTATGCGTAAAATGGATACCCCATATAGCGTAACTGTTCAAGATACGAAATTTGGAACAGGTATTAGTTTACGTCTATCGAGAGCTGCTGACATTATCAACGACAAAAACATTTGGCGTTGGGATTTGTTAGTAGGTGCTCGTTTCTGGCCAGAATATGGCATACGCGTTATAACCTAAGTTTAAATAATATTTGGGGGGTCTAAACAGCCCTCCAAATAAAATTAGAGACTAAAATGGCCATACCAGAGAAAACGATAAATGACATTATTATAAAAGCATTCTATTTGGTTAATGAATATTCACCAGAAGAAATGCCCACTGCTTATGAAATATCAGAAGGTTTAGACTATTTAAATGAATTATTAGATAATCTATCAGCTAATAATGTTTATATTCCGTATAACAATGATGTTGTATTTAATACTGTAGCTCATCAAGCAAAATATTCTTTATCTAAACAACCAAGTGCTGATGTTGATACTAATAAGATAGTAGAAATAACAGATGCTTGGATTAATTATCAAGGATTGGTTTATCCATTAACAAAAATACAGCATGATGAAGCATTCCAAATAACACGATATCCAAATGCCTATACACGACCTTCGCAAATATTTTTTAATAACAGTGATTACGAAAGTTTTGTTACGTTTTTTTATACTCCAGATATTGTTTATGAAGTACATTTACGCGTAAAACAAGTACTTGATCATTTTGATTTAAATCAAGAAATAACAACATTACCACCGTATTATCAAAGATTTTTGCGTTATGCTTTAGCAAGAGAATTAGCCAGTGTATTTGAAACAGATACGTGGAGTGAAATAAAAGAAAAAGAATATCAACGAATGTATAGTGATTTACAATCAGCTTCTGATACCGATTGGAGTTTAAATATATCTGGAGTATTAAAACGCAGATATATCGGTTGGACAAAAGCAGTAATTATTGTTGGATAAGATTATTTAAATAATGTGGATTAATAATGGCTCAAAAAGGTCAATTAAATGTTGTTGGTGACTTTGGTCAAGAAAGAGAGCCAAAAATTGACTCACAACGTACAATTAATATGTATGTTTTAAAGACTCCAGAAGGTAAAAGTCCTTCAACATTAGCTCCAATGGCTGGAAGGAAAAATATTTTAGAAATAATTGGAGCAATTGAAGTAAGACAGCTTTATACATTTAAAGATTATATGTATGCAGTTGTTGAAGATGAAATATATAAAATTGATTCGCTCTTTAACAAAACGTTATTAGGTTCAATAACTACAACATCAGGTTATGTTGCAGTTAATGCTAATGTTAATCAAATTATATTTATAGATGGATCAAATGGTTATATTTACGATACGACAACATCTACATTTACTAAAATTACTGATCCTGGTTTTCCATCTAATCCAAGTGATGTAACATTTTTAGATGGTTATTTTATTAGTAATAGTAGTGAGACCAACAAATTTTATGTTTCTGCATTGAATAATGGTTTGAGTTGGGATGTTTTGAATTTTGCTGAAATTCAATCAAAACCAGATGTATTGATTGGATTAAAAACATTACATAGAAGATTATTTTTATTCGGAAAGAAAATCACAGAGGTTTGGTACAATGCTGGTAAATCTGATTTTCCTTTAGCTCGTGATGATAATTTGTTGCTCGAATATGGTTGCGCAGCTGATGGTAGTATTGTTACGGGATATCAAAAATTATTTTGGTTATCTGGTGATGAAAATGGTGTTGGTTCTGTGATGATGACTGATGGTACTGTACCTATTCCGATAAGTACTCCAGCACTTGATTATCAAATACAAAGTTATACAGATTTTACTGATGCTAGAGGATTTGTATATAAGATTGATGGTCATGTTTTTTATGAATTAAGTTTTACGACTGATAATAAAACATGGATTTATGATGCTACTACAAATATGTGGTTTGAGGGTGAAACATTAGATGAAAATAGACAATTAGGTAATTGTCACACTTTTTATAAAAATGAACATTATATTGGTGCTTACAATTCAGGAATTATTTATAACTTATCATCACAATATCTTACTGATGATGATCAACCAATTTTAAGAAAAAGAATTTGCGGTCATTTTAGTGATCCAAGTTTAAAAAACATTGTTGTTGGTAGGGTTAATCTTGATATAGTAGCTGGTGAGGGCGGTCTTATTGATACTCCAGGAGCTGGAGTAAATAAACCATTATATGCAGAACCTAAAGTTTATTTATCATTCTCAAAAGATGGTGGTAAATCTTTTTCTAATAGACATGTAGCAACATTAGGAAAAGTCGGAGATAGGACACATAGATGTATTTTTAGGAGATTAGGAAAAGCTAGGGATTGGGTTTTTAGATTTGAAGTAATTAGTAAGAATAAAGTATATTTTTTAAGTGCATCAATAGACTATAAGATTATTGGACGATAAAAAAAATGGCAAATTTAATAAGTGCATGCCCAATAAAAGATGGTGTTTTGTCAGAAAATGCCCCTACACAACCTTGGCAAGCATGGTTAAATACTATTGGAATAAAAATTAATAATCATGCAACTCTTACTAATGATTCATTACTTATAAATCCTGATTTTCATTGGTCAAGAACAAAGGGAAATACACCAACAACAACTGATGGTGAATTTGTAGAAAAGTGGAATGTTAAGGCAAATGGAATGACTTTTTCTATAACGCCAACATTTTATACTAATACAACGTATAGTTCTTATACTGGGTCTGATAGATATGTAAATATTACAATAAATACTGTAAATTCAAATGAATTTATAATTTATCAGACAATAAATAAGGAATTATCTTTATTTCAGAATAGGAAGATAACAATTAGTTCTTTTGCATTAAACAATGTAGCTAATTCTTTTAAATGTAAATTTTATATAGGTTTTGATTTAACAGGAGGGGGAACAAATACTTATAGTGCTGATGGTAAATCATTAACTATAGCAAATGGTGAAAATGATATTGTAAGTACATTAACTTGTCCTAAGGTATCAACAGATAATCAAACTAATGTGGTTACAATAGCATTAAAATTATACGATTTGGTAAATCCGGTAAATTTTAATTTATATTATATAAAACCGGAAGTGTCGGAAACAAAAACAGATTTATATGTTAATCATATTTTAGAGAAATTGATAATTGATAATCCGTGATGTTACACGTGTAACGTAATTATATGAATATTATACTTGGTTTTATTTTTGCAATTGCATTTATAGTATTGTTTATATGGACAACAACAAACTAATAACAGTTGAGGAAACTAGAGATTTTTATACATTAAAAAATATCATACATCATCCTGCAATAAAATATGGTTTATTGGAAGGAAAAGAAAATATTAATGATGATTTGAATTTAGATAATGATGATATTATTTATTATTTGTTTAGATGTGAAGGGAATATTTGCGGTTTTTGTGCTTTTTTAGATGTTGATGATAATTGTTATTGGTGTGATGTTGCTATTTTGCCAGATTATAGAGGAAAAATAGGAATATTGGCTGGTAAACTAGCAATAGAAGTATTTAATAAAAATAAAGGATTTGAAAAATTGATCACGAGAGTTAAAAAGGAAAACAGAAGATCATTATTTTATGCTTTTATGTGTGGATTTAGGAAAATTTGTTCTAACAATGATTTTTATTATTTAGAGGTGAATTATGGGCGGAGTAGTTAGCGGTATAACAGACATAATGGGTGGTCAGGAAGCATCAGAAGATTTACAAAAATCACTACAGCAATCTATGGCATTGCAAAAACAATACCTTGGTCAAGCTCAAGGATATATGCAGCCATTTTATGGTGCTGGTCAAGATGCGTTGAAACAATTACAAGGTATGTTTTCTCAAATGCAAGACCCACAGAAATTTTATCAACAAATGATGAGTGGTTATCAAACATCACCACAAGCACAATTACAGATGAGTCAAGCTCAAAAAGCTGCTAATCAATCTGCTGCTGCAAGTGGAATGCTTGGAAGTGGAGCAGAACAAAAAGGTTTGGCTGGATATGCACAGCAATTAACATCTGCAGATCAACAACAATGGTTAAATAATATGATGGGTATACATAGTCAAGCAATACAAGGATTGGGTGGATTAGAACAGCAAGGATTTGGTGCTGGTGGTCAAATGGGTGGTTGGGGAATGAAAACAGGAAGCAATTTATCAGATTTAATGCAACAAATGGGTATGGCTCAAGCACAGGGTGATAAGTCAATGTGGAGTGGTATAGGTGAAATTGCTGGTGGTATTGGAAGTTTTGCGGGTATTCCTGGATTTCCTACAATACCAGGATCTGGTGGTGGTGGTAGTAGTGGTGCTTCTTCTGGTGGTGGATTGTCTCCAGGATCAGGATATTCAGATTTTATGAAATATGCTAAACAAATATTTGGGAACATCTAATTATGGTAATGCAAATGTTTACACCGTTATCAAGTTTATTGCCGGAAAAGAATTTTAACACCGGTTTTACAGAGAGTTTGCAACCATTTCAACAAATAGCACAGTTGCAACAACAACGGGCACATACAAGTTTTGAACAATCACAGGCAAGAGAAAAACAAACAGAAGCTGATCAATTCCCTGTAATTCAACAATTAAATATGCAACATCAGCAACTTTCAAATAAAGCACAACAGTTATCTAATCAATATTATGCTAAAGCTACTATGGCTAAGATTGCATATGAAAACGCTCAAGCTTCTCTTATGCCTTCTGAAAGGACTAGTCATTATGCACAAGCTAATTATTTTTCAGCAGAAGCACAAAAAGCACAAGCAGATGCTAATACAGCTATTAAGCAACAACAAATGTTTAGTTCGATGATGGATGATGTTCATGGTTCTCCAAAGGTTGTAGATGAAAACGAAAATGTAATTTCAGGAGATCAAACTAGACCTCAAGTTGCACCTCAAGTTGCACCGCAACCAACAATGGGTGAAACGGCAGGTTTCCAATATCCTGTACAACAAGAAGAACAAGCACCTCCGCAGGCAGCACCTCCGCAAGCAGCACCTCCGCAGGCAGTAGATCAACAAGCAATGGTTCCTGAAGCAGGAACACAACAGGTTGCTCCATCAGTTGAACAACAACCACAAATACAACCAGAAGCACAGCCAGAGGGACAAATACAACCACAGTTAGCCCCTGCTCCTGAACAACCAACTC